CTGAAGACGGCCGGGGTGGACCTGACAGGATGGTTTGCGGAAAAAGGCGCCCTGACCACGGCTGGCAGCGACGGTTTGCAGCAGGTGACGGACCCCGTGGCGGTAAAGCTGCTCGCCTTCATCCACGACAGCGCCTTTGCGGAAGACGGCCTGAACGGTTTCGGCGCGGGTGGGGAGGGGGGCAACCCCTTCGAGACCGGCAATCCGGACCTCAGGCAGCAGTCGGATCTTCTGGAAAACAGCCCCTTGCGGGCACGGCAGATGATCGTCGCGGCGGGGCGGGATCCACGGTTGTTCGGGCTTTGAAGAAAACGAATTTGAAATTTGAGAATTTTTCTCAAAATCCACTTTTGAGTTGAAACGATAGGGTAAAGAGATGAGTGGTAGAAAAAAGATCGCAGAGAAACTAGGCTCGAAAGTAGAAGATGGTTTAACAGGGTTGTTATTGGATCAGTTGAAATCTTCTCCTACCCAAGGGGGTCATAGAATCTGGGAGAAGATGTCAGAGGAGTTTGATATAAGTTTTGATGATGCTTTAAGAATATATGATGAGCATCCTGAATTCTATAATGAACTTTTTAAGCCTTTGGAAAAGGGTTTCTCGGAAGAGATATTGGAAGCTGTGACCGGTGAGCGCCGGACGAAGTCGAAGTTACCCGATTATCTTGTTGAACCCGTTCGAAAACGTGCCCAGCGACTTCTACACCCAGATGTGGGGGATAATGTTGTTCCAGTTGCGAAACCGAGAAAGAGTGGTGCACCTTTTACTGGTAAGGTTCCTGTGCCTCGCGTAAAGCCATCATCTGCTAAAAACGCTGCTAATATGGCAGACAATCCATTCAACGTTGATAACGCAGATCTAAATCGACAAGCAAAACTAATCGATCTTGCCCCCTCGCGAGCGCGGCAGATGATCGTCGCAGCGGGGCGGGATCCGCGGTTGTTTGGACTGTAAAAAGCAGTCTTTTCAAGTTGCCGCGGCGAGGATGAGCGCAAATCGCGTTTGGTGCCGGTTTTCGATTGTTGGTCTGGCAGATCTTGTGCTCAACCCGCATGGTGCAACACGCGAAGAAAGCCAGTGGTGAGCGAAACCCTGTTACCCGGTGAGTTCCTCACACCTGGGAATGATCCACGGTTCGCTGGATGGATCAATATCTGTAGACCAGAAGGCCAGGTCGCCGGTTTCCGATACCTCTGCGTGTACCTGATAAACACTGACATCGTCAGAGCCAGGCCACTTCTCCCGGCACACAAAGGTTTTTCCTTCTAATTTTTGGCATCTTGCGCTGTGATAAGCGCGATTTATCAAGAGTAGGTCGTCGATCATTGTGAAATCGTAAAGTATCCACTCTTCTGTGCAGAAATTTTCCTTTGCTTTTAATTCGTTAACGGAAAGAAATACCAGTAGATATGCGGCGATAAACTTAATGAAAAATCTCGTCAACGAATTCACTCGCAATGTCTATATCGCAGCTAAAAACCTTGGGTTGCCTGATCCTCAGGCGCGCTTGGCGGCAACACAAGCATCACTTGAGACCGCATATGGCAAATCTGTCAAGATCGGTAATCCGGCCCACAGGCAACAATCGAATCTTCTGGAAAACAACCCTTTGCGGGTACCCCAGATGATCGTGTCCGCCGGTTTCGGAAGAGGTTTTCGTGCCAATTTCAATTAAAGGTTGATCAGGAACAAATAATGAACATATTCTGATTGTTCAGCGTCTCGATGCCTTTGTTCGAGAGCGATGATATATAAAGGGATCCGTAATGAAAATGAACACCTTTCGTTTTATCAAAGGCTTTGGGGCAATTCTGAAAGTGTCGGGGGGTATTGCTCTGCCGTCGGTTTGCCTGGCCGCGGACGGTGCAGTCATCCCGTGGGAACAGCAACCTGAAGTTCTTCGGTCTGAAATAGAGGGCTATGTCAATTCAAGCCTCGATCCCGCAATGTTCAAGGTGCAGGTCGCGGAGGATGTCCGTGTGGTCTATCTGGGCTTTTCGCCCGAGGAAATCGAACAGAATGCGGAGCAGTTTCCGGATATTCCAGGCCATGGCATCTCGCATCTGCCCTATGGACGGAACGAGTATTACAGCACTCCGGTGGATGCGTTGGATTACCAGCTTTCCAATACGATTACCGTGCTCAATCTCGATCTGGACAAGAAACCGGGTTCGGAAGGTGGCAGTGGCGAGAAGAGTACGGAATTGACTGAAATTCTTGCGCCACAAGGAGAATTCTTTCAATCGCTCGGGTTATCCATTTTTGATTTGATGAGGGTCAAGGATGGTCGGGGCACTCTCGTTGAGTTCGGCCCGCCAATGTCAGTGTTCGACGATTTCGAGTTTTCCTATCGGGACAAGATTCTAGAGACGCCTTGCACATCGGTTTTTGAGTTTGCAGGAACTGACGACGGCACACAGGAAAACACCATGGTTGTTTATTCCGGCGCCGAACCCGGCTCCGCCGATCAACTTCAGTGCCTGGAGATGCAGGCTCTGGTTTTCATGCGGCCTGCGAGCCTACCACTTTCCACAGCGCTCGAAGAGAGATGAAACTCGCTGGCAGGTGTCGGTTTACTGCGCATTTCCATAAACCTGCACAAGCTGACACCTGCCTGCAAAGTCGTGCTGTGCCATGAGCAATCGTGCCAACTGATGCCAGCAATCCGTCTGTGGAGCAGGTCAGACACCCCGGCAGAAAAATCTGGCGATCTTTTCAGTCTCCGGTGCGAAGGCCTGGTTCTCTAACCGGATGCAATTAAAGGTTTTTTTGGAACATATCATGAACAATATGCCGGTATCAAAAGATCAAAATCGGAGAGTTCGATTGTGAAACTATCAAGACTATCGGGCATTTTGTTGGGCCTGTTTCTCGTTGCCTGCGCGTCAGATGAAGAGAGAAATTTATCAGGTGCAAACGGGAAAACGGTGGTTTCGGCCTGTGATCCCGGACCGATTTTCGAACGGCTTGAGAAAGAAATGAAAACCGGTCTTGCTGGCGCGGATCAGGAGAGGATTTCTCGCGTATACAACGAATATTTTCGAATAGTGAGAATTTGCGACAAAACTCAAGATATGACTTATGTCGTGAAGCAAGAATATGCCGACAAAAGAACCGCCGCATTTCTCGGTTTTCCACCTCCTCCCCCGTATATTTATACGCAAAAAAAATCCCGAAAAGGTGAGCTTTGCCTCAGTCGGGAGGGCTCGGAAAGTTCGTTGATTTCCGCACCGAAATGGTATTGCGAAAAGGGCGGTTGGTCTGACAACATTTAGATAAGGGCCAAGTAATGGATAATCACGGACAGCAAACGATACGTATCGGTGAGTACAAGCTGTTTGGTGTTGCCTCACATATTGTCATCACAGCTCATGATGAAACCGGCAAGCAGATCTGGGAAGTCAACGGACTTTCACATGACAGGCAAAATAATATAATTCCAATAGGAAAACCCTGGGACGGAAGCGATACGATCAAAGGTCACTTGGATAATTTTTCAAGGATGGGGCATCTCGTCGACAACCAGACAACAATTATCGCGGGGACGCCGGCTGAAATCGAGGCATACAGGATAAGAGCTCGCAGGGCTATTGATCGGATCAATGCTCAAAACCTTGATTACAGAATCGACAACCAAAATAGCAACAGCGTGGCGGGGACGGTCCTGAAGTCTTTCGGGATTTCGCCACAGGAATTGCTGAATTCAACAAGGCATCAATTTGAAAAACCAGTCCCAGGCTTTACCGAAGATCTGATCGGCAACAAAGATGTCTTACCTGCAGGATCGGCGCAGTCAGATCCTGAATTGGATGGTCAGTCGGCGCATGGCAACAGATTACGAAACCATGTTTCTGCTCCGTTTCCGATGCCGAGACCTCATTTGGCAGCGGATGACAACCGTTCGAGGGATAGTCAGCCCGCGTTGCGTGGCGAAAGTGATATTCCGCCGCCATCCTTGAGCGAACCGAAGAGCGGTGAGGCTTTTGAGAACGGTCCCATTCCGAGCGCCAAACCGAGTAGAGCTCGCTCTATGCTCCAGCCTGATAATCTGAAGAATGCAAATCCATTCGACGTGAGAAAACCCGACCTCAAACAGCAGGCCTTCCTTTTGGACCATCAGCCGACGAAGGCGAAGCAGCTTATCCTTTCTGCTGGACGAAACCCGGAGTTGTTCGGGTTCAAGGGTGTTGTCGTTTAACTGAACGACCCCTCAAATTTACGTGGTCCGATGCATTACCTCACAAATCGGATCCATCAGACGCCAGATCCTTGCTCACTTGCGAAGTCCTTTGTGCGCTTTGCCGTCAAAGCAACGCAGGCCTGTGACTGTCATCGCGATATTGCCACCTCGGCTGAGCGATCTTACCCGCTTTGAGCGATTTCTGCCCCGTTAATCGAGGAAACGGAAGTCCTCCAAAACTGCGTATTTCTTTTTTCAACCGGAACGTTGCTTCAGCTACTTCAAAATTGGAAGGGGCGACTTTTTGGCAAATTGCCTGCGGCCATGGCGAGGAAACGAGCGCCATCGACAGCAGTCCATTAGAGCCGGAAAATTGTCAAAATCAAAGGAAATTCAATGACATCTCAAATTTCAGACATCGTCGTCCCGCGTGTGTTCACCCCCTATATGGCGGAGAACAAGCCGGCCAAGCTGATCATGCTGGAAAAATCCGGCATTCTGGCCGGTCCGGCACCGGAAATCGGCAAGCGCTTCAAGGCCGGTGGTAACCAGATTGAAGTGCCGTACTGGGAAGACCTTGATGATGCCGAGCCGACGGTGATCGACGACAGCGACAACAAGATCGGTGTCAGCAAGATTACCGCCAGCGACATGAAGGCCTACAAGCACCGCCTGGCCAAGAAATACGGTGCCAAGACGGTGGCAAGCTATGCCGCAACGGGGCGAGGCGACAGCGCCATGAACCGGGTGGCCGAACGGATCAGCGCCTACTGGGGGCGCCGCAAGGAAGAGCGCATCATTGCGACGGCTGAAGGCGTGATCGCCGACAATGTCGCCAATGACAGCGGCGACATGGTCTATTCCATCTATTCCGATGTCGGTTCGCCGACGGCTGCCAACCGCATCAGCTATCAGGCGATCAACCGTGCGCGCCTGACCATGGGTGAGAACCTGGACGACCTGCGCGTGATCGCCATGCACAGCTTCGTTTACGGCACGCTTCTGGACGACGAAAAGATCGAGTTCAAGAAACCGTCCGAAGCGCCGTTCGAGGTGCCCTACTACGCCGGGATGATGGTGGTGCATTCGGAAATGATGCCGGTGACGGCCGGTGCCAATTCGGACGAATATTCCTGCTTCCTGTTTGCACCGGGCGCTTTCATGCATATCGACGAAGTGCCGAGCCGCTCGACGATCTACGGCAACGAAGGCACCGAAATCACCCGTGATCCGGACATTGGCGACGGCGGCGGTGCCGACTATCTGACCACCCGCCGTTTCGAGCTGATCCATCCGGCCGGAATGGATTTCACGGCGTCTTCTCTTGCCAAATCCCAGGGCGCGAGCCTGGCCGAACTGCGCAATGCGGCCAACTGGGACCGGAAATACAACCGCAAGAACGTGAAGCTGGCCTGCCTGAAGGTGAACATCTGACGGCGTACCCTTGGGGCAGTCTGGAGGCGAGCGATCGCAGACATCCACCCCAACGTTTTTGGACCGATCGACGTTTCTGCCCGTAGCCTTTCCTGCGGGCTTTTTGTTTGGTCGGTTCGACCTCTCACGGGCCTGATCAAGTCAGGGCCTGCCAAACTTCTTCGGGCGGCGTTTGCCGCCCTTTTTCATTTTCTCGAAAAAGAGGCCAGACATGGACGAGATCATCATGCGCCGCTTGCGGCATCTCCAGCGCCTGGAAGAACAACACGAAGCCGATTTTCTGGCCCGTTGCGCCCCACCCAAAACCGAGGCCGAAAAGCGGCAGGAACACCTGGCCGATGCGCTGGCCGCGGACTGGAACCGCAAGCAAAGGGCGGCAAGGCAGCCACAGGCCGAAAAGCCGCTGCCCAAAGGCTGGCGCAAGGAGCACTGGAAGACCCAGCAGGCCATGGCCGCGGATTATGCCGGCGTGAAGGCCGCCAACAAATACGAGGCTGTTCAGGCGCTTGCTGCCTATGAGGCCAAAGCCGGCGACCTTGCCGCCGCCTGACCCTTTCAAGGAAACTGTTTCATGTCGGGAACCGTCAACACAGCCGTTGAGATGGCGAACCTTGCGCTTGCGCATCTGAAGGAAGCGCCCATCCGCGACTTCGATTTTTCCTCCGTGGCGTCGCGCTGGTTCAGGAACCATTATGCAGCGCACCGGGATGCCTATTTGGCCATGCACGACTGGGACTTTGCCATCGAGCTGGTGAACCTGCCTGCGGAAACCGAAAAACCGCCGTTTCGCTGGGCCTACCAGTACAAGCTGCCGGCCGACACGCTTCGCATTCCACAGCAGAGTGTTGGTGGATCGCCGGGAGGGACGATCATTCCCTTCGAAGTGGTGGGCCAGCGCATCATGTCGGATCATCCGCCGCCGTTTCCGCTCCGCCATGTGCACCGGGTGGTGCGGGAGGCCGAATTCGCGCCGCTGTTCGTGAACGGGTTCGCCCTGTTTCTGGCGGCAGGCTGCGCCCATTCGATCACCGGAAAGAACAGCCGTGCGGAAGCCTTGCGCCAGGCGGCGCGGGAAGCCTTCGACCAGGCCGGAACATCCGACGCCCTGCAGGGCACGCCGCTGCCCATGATTGACCTGGATATCATTGCAAACAGATGAGCTATCACCTTCAAGCCACATTCAGCCGGGGCGAACTCGACCCGGAGCTGATCTACCGTTCGGACCTGGAACTGTTCCGGTCCTCCCTGGCCGAATGCCGGAATTTCCTGACCCTGAAACGCGGCGGCCTGCGCCGGCGCGGCGGCACCAAATTCATTGCGGAACTCAAGGACAGCAGTCGGCAAGGCTGGTTGATCCCGTTCGAGTTCGGAAACGGTCAATATTACATGCTTGAGTTCGGCGACCACATGTTCCGGGTGTTCACCAGCGAGGGGCGGGTCGGCACTGTTGAGGTGGCGACACCCTATTCCTTCGAGGTTCTGCCGCGGCTGAAATTCGTACAGTCGACCGACACGCTGTTCATCGCCGGTGGCGGCGTTGCCCCGCAGGCGCTCAAGCGGTTGTCGGAACTTTCCTGGGCGATCGAACCGATGTCGTTCAGGGACGGGCCCTATCTGGATGTCAATATCTCGCCGACGAACCTGAAACCGGCCGGCACGGGCAATGCTGTTCCGAAAATGACATCGAACACAGCCCCGAGCGGGACAGTGTCTGCCTCCAACGGCAGCGCTTCGGCGTGGCAGGTGTTCAGCCGGTCGGAGGGCAAAACAGTGCTTTCATCCGGCGCAACGGGTTGGGTGCAATATCAGTTTCCCAGCAGCGTCGTGATCGATGCCTACATGCTGCAGGCGCCAAACGACAACAGCCAGAACGACGACATGCCCTGGCAGTGGAACATCGAGGCGTCGAACAATGGCTCCGACTGGACAATTCTGGATACGCAGGACGGTCAGGATACCTGGGCCTCCAACGAATGGCGGGAATATGATTTTCACAACGAAACCGCCTTTACCCATTACCGGCTGAGCTTCACGCAAGGAGGCGGATCTGCTTCGGACAATTCCGCAATCGGGCAACTGGTGTTTCACCAGGCAGGCAACGACCAGAGCCCGTTCACGCTGACGGCTTCAGGGACAGGTGGCATCAATGGCGGTGCCGGCTTTCAGGCGTCTGACGTGGGGCGGCATATCCGGTTTCGCGGGTCGGACGGGTTCTGGCGCTGGTTCCGGATCCACAGCCGCCAGTCGGCAACCTCGGTCAAGGTGCAGCTTTTTGGCCAGGCACTGCAGGACACGAAGGCGCAAAGCATCTGGCGGCTGGGGGCGTGGTCCGGCACGACGGGGTGGCCGGAAACGATCGGCTGGCACAAGAACAGGCTCGCCTTTGCCGGGACCAGCGAGGAACCGCAGAAGATCTGGGAAAGCCAGACGGAGGACTTCACCAATTTTTCCGTATCCCATGTCCTAAAGGCATCCGACGCGGTGACCGCGGGCATTCTTTCCGGACAGGTGAACCGGATCCAGTGGCTGGTCGACGATAACGACCTGATTGTCGGCACGACCCGCGCGGTGCGTGCCGTCGGCAAGGCGACCGATCAGGACCCTTACGGGCCGGAGAATGTCGACCAGAAGCCTGAGACGAATTTCGGTGCCAATGACGTCAGCCCGATCAAGGTGGGATCGGTGCTGATCTACTACGGCCCTTATGGAACCGACATGCGCGAAATGGCTTATGACTTCGGCTCAGATGGCCGGGTGTCTCAGGCGGTGAGCGAGGTGCAGTCGCATCTGTTTCAAAGCGGTATTTCCGGGGCCTGCTACCAGCAATATCCCGATAGCGTCATCTGGCAGTGGGACCAGAAAGGCCGTGGGATCGGTTTCACCTATGAACGCCAGCAGCAGGTCTATGGCATGCAGCGCCACGATTTCGGTGGTGTGGTGGAATGTATGGCGGACCTTTCGGGCGCTGGAGCGGACACCGTCTGGATGATCGTGAAACGGACCATCGAAGGACAGACAAGGCGGTACATCGAAATCATGCAGCGGCCGTTTCCAGGTGGAATGATCGAGGATGCATGGCATCTCGATTGCGGTGCGCGCTACGAAGGCCTGCCGGCAAACACGGTCTCGGGACTTCAGCATCTGGAAGGCGAAGAAGTGATCCTTTATGCCGATGGGACCGACTATCCGGCAACTGTGACCGCTGGAGAAGCGAGCCTGCCGAATGGCCAGACAGCGGAAAAGATACTGGTCGGGCTGAATGTTTCGGCGAGGGCGAAGACCTTGCCGTCTCCCATTAATGCGCAGGATGGCTCGGCCATGGGCCGCAAGATGCGCGTGGACAATTGCAGCATCGCGGTTCTGGACACCGGGACCCTGAAGGCCGGGTCAGACGAAACCTTTCTGGACGAGCTGATCTACTACCGTGCGGGAGATCCTGCCGGAGAGCCCGCGCCCTTACGCACTGGGGTGCTCGACCAGCCAATCGAAACGCGATGGGAAGACGGGGGGCAGCTTACGCTGGCAGCCAGCGGCGGCAAACCCTGCACCATCCTGGCCGTCAATTTCGGCCGAGACGCGGAGCCTTAATTCATGTGTCACCCAGCAATATTGGCTGCGGTCTCCGTTGCGGGATCGCTGGCCGGCGGCGCTGTGCAAGCGCAGGGCGCGCGCCAGCAGGCAGATGCCCAGGCAAAGGCGGAAGAGCGCCGTGCAGAACTGGCTGACCGCCAGAAGGCGGTCAACCAGACCCAGGCTTCTTTTGAGCGAAAACGAACCCTGGACAAATACGAAAGGGCGCTCGGCTTCAACCGGGCTGCCGGAGCCGAACGGGGCCTATCGCAAACCGGTTCGCTAAACGATGTCGCGGACGACAATGCCTTCGAAGCTGCTCAGAATATCGAAGCGATCCGGTATGGCGCGGAAGGCAAGCGGGATAATCTAACCTTCGAGGCGAAAACGGCCCGGGAGCGGGCACATTCGAGCCGCCGCGCGGGGCGTATCAGCGCCACCGGTGCCATGCTGGGTGGTGTTACCCAGGCTTTCACGACGCTTGGCAATGCCGCCTACAACGGCGCTTTCAAATTCAGGTGACAAAACGGTACTGACAATGGCGAGATTGCAGAAATTCAATGGTGCCGACAGCCTTCCGGGCGTTGGCAGTCCGCAAGTTGTCGCTGACACCGCGGTTGGAGAAGCTGCGGCAGGGCTGGGACAACAAATCCGCCGGTCGGCTGGGGCTTTCGGTGATCTTGCCGAGACCGCTGCTCAAAGACGCAGGCGAATTGAGGACTTTCAAGTTCAAATGGCGCAACGGGAATTTGACGCCAGGTTGAAGGAAAGGGCTGCGGAGGAACAGCGGCAGGCGCAACCAGGAGGCTTCGGCTTCACCGAGGCCATGATGGCGCATCTTGAAAAGTCGAAGCAGCAGGCGCTCAAGGAACTGCCGGAGAGTTCAAGACCTGCTTTCGATCAGCATGTCGAGGCGCAGCGGGACCGCTATATCAACGGATTTGCGGCGATTGAGGCAGGGGAAAACGAACGCTATTTTCAGCAAGGATTGGAAGAAGAAGGCATTCGGTTGGCATCAGAGGTGCGCGAGAATCCGGATGGTCTCGCAGAAGCATTCGAACAGGCAAGAACGTTGCTGAGGGCTGCTCCCTTGCCGGCCGAAGGCAAAAAGGCAGCCTATGCGAAAATAAGCGAGACACTGGCAGAGGCCTGGGCTGAGACAAGACCACTTGAAGAACTGCTACCGGCAATCGGCGACGAACTTGCAAGGCGAGAGTTTGCAGGACCGGAAGGTTTAGGGAATGACCTCGAACAGGTGGGTGAGATCATCAATGGCCGCGACGGGCCGGAGGCGTTTGCGGACGAAAGCCAGGTACTGGCAGCGCGGCTGAAACTGCTGCCTGGTGCAACACTGGGCCGAATGCAGGTAAATGCCGTCAAGAGCAGAGCGGCGATTGCTGCTGGGGAAGCCGGCAAGATCGAACGACGCATCGAGGCGAGTTTTGGCCAGTTCGACAAATCCGAGATCGAAGCAAACGGTTTGCTTGACCCAAGGCAGAAAACACGACTGATCGGTCAGCTTGAAGTCGCAAAAAAGGAGCATATCGCGAACATTGAAGCTGCGAACTGGCTCTTGTCTACTGAAATAGAGGATCGGGGACCGCAGCGCCAGAAGAACGCAGACCGGGCGTTCACCTTTCTGAATAATGGCGAAATCGACCGGGACACACTTGCACTCAAGATTGTGGCAACGAAGGGCGTTGTTCCGGAGGGGTATGCCGCCGCCTTGAGCAAGGGAACGCGGAGCAACGAACCCGAGGTCATTGTACGAGCATACGAAAACCTCGCAAAGGTTCTTGCGCTGGTACCGCAGTCGGCTGTGTTGGCAAAAAGAGATCGCAATCTTGTCGACAGGTTTGAAAAGTGGACCCTTTTGACAAAAGGCTATGGACTGAGCTCTGAGGAAGCCGCGGTGACGCTGGCAAAAGGCAATGATCCTCGTTCTGGGTATAGTCTGGAGGAGGCTTTTGACCGGCAGTTTCCTGATTGGGAAGGGAAAGACCTCGGCAGCCAGAGTTTGAAAGAGTTGCTGACATCTGCAGATACAAGATTTCCGGAAGGATCTGGCGGATAAACGCAACAGGTTCAATCCGGCGAGAGCCCTTTCGAGCCGCCAATGTGACCGTGGCTCAATTTCTGATCTCAATTTTTACAGGGAACTTCATGACAATAGCTGCCTTCACGGAAGGCCGCGCCCAGATTACGGGCGACGGCGTGACGGATCGTGTCGACTTGCCTTTCCAGTTTGTCGATCAAAACAACCTGCAGGTATCGCACCGGACTGCAACCGGCGTGATTACCGTTTGGCAGTATCAGCAAAGCCCGGGCAACTGGCACTTTACCGGGGGCAACTTCGGCACCGGTACCGTGCTCTTTGACGCCAGCGCATTGCAGGCAGGGGAAACGCTGACGGTTTTGCTGGTGAGCAAATACGATCAGCCTTACAGCCTGGCAGGCGGAGAGATTGACCCGGCGGTCATGGAACGCGCTATGGACCGGACGGCGATCAACATGCAGTCGGTCGCCACTCGGGCGCTGATCGAGGTCAACGGCGGCTTTGACCTGAAAGGTCGGCGGATGATCAACGCGCTTGATGCGGCCGACAATCAGGATTTGCCGACGCTTCAGCAGGTTCTTGAAATCGCCTCACTGCCAGGCGCACAAGGGCCGAAAGGCCCGGTCGGCAACCAAGGCCCGACGGGTCCGGCCGGTCCGCAAGGCCCTGCCGGTCCGCAGGGACCACAGGGGGAACGCGGCCCGCTCGGCTATGAAGGTCCGCGAGGTCCAACCGGCTATCAAGGTCCGGAAGGCCCGCGCGGTCCCGAAGGCCCATCTGGTCCGACTGGCTCGCAAGGACCGATTGGTCCGCAAGGCCCGCAGGGCCCAGAAGGGCCGATTGGGAAATCCTTCGATCCGGATTACACCGGCTTGACTGCCGACCGTGCAGCCTATGACGCTGAACCCAAAGACACGTCCTTTCTCGATACCGAGGCCGGGATTGTTTATTGGAAGCTCTCCAATGCGGTCGGCGCCTGGTCGACGGGCGTCAACTTCGGGCGCGGGCCGCAGGGCTTGCAGGGACCGCAGGGCATTCAAGGCCCGGCCGGTCCTGTCGGGCTGAACCACCGTGGAACGTGGAACGTGGCAACCGCTTACGTTGAACGGGATACGGTCAGCCATGACGGGTCTTACTTCATCTGTGTGGCGGCTCATACCGGCGTCACCCCGGAAGATGCTGCCGCCGAGTGGGATATTGTCACCGCAAAAGGGGAACGCGGTCTGCAGGGTTTGCAGGGCATTCAGGGACCGGAAGGACCGCAGGGTGTGCAAGGTCCAGAAGGCATCCAAGGCCCGAAAGGTGATACCGGCGCGCAAGGGCCGACCGGCGCGGAAGGGCCTCAAGGCCCGCAGGGTGACCCCGGGTTGAGCTATCGCGGGGTTTGGACTTCTGGCGACACTTACAATTCTGACGAAACGGTCACCTACAACGGATCTTCCTATATCTCGTTGCGGGTGAGCATCGGTCAGAACCCGAGCATTTCGCCGGATGATTGGGGTCTACTTGCCGCAAAGGGTGACGTCGGGCCGATTGGTGCAACTGGTCCGGAAGGGCCGCAAGGTTCAACCAGCTACGACGCCGGGACCGTCGGCGGCCTGACGTCGGGCCAGCTTCTGCGGTCTGATATCAGCGGAACGATAAGTGGCAACCTCACGGCAACCGGGCAGCTTCTGTCGAACAACCATATTTATCTTGGCCGTGCCGGGGCCGGTGATAACTGGCTGATTTTCCGAGACGCGAACAGCAATACGGACAGGTACTTTGGATGGGATGACAGTGCCAACGCTCTCGTCGCAGAAGAGAACGACGGTGGGTTTCATAAGGTTGGGATGGTCTACGACGGCTCAAGTGTAAACGAAACCAACTTTCCAATTGGGCACATCATCTGGGCATCTGCACCCGCTGGGATCAACAGAAACGCTTCACGAGCCTGCTATTTGCACACAGCGTCAACGGGCTATGCCGACAGTTCGGACGGTAACAGATCCTCCGGCCTATCGGGCACGTGGCGATGCCGAGGGCAAGCCGGTGCTGTCGCCATCTATCAGCGTGTCGCGTGAGGAAAAGGAATGACCGAAATCAACGTCAAGACAACCGTCATCACCAATTTCCATGGCTTCTTTCCAAGCCACGAAACCGAACACACTCTAACCGATATGTCCAAGATCGTCGGCGCGTGCTCCTATGATGTGCAACACGCAAATGGGTACACGGAAACACTCGAAACCGGCTTGCGGCCAGGTGAAAACTTCGGGTGGAGCATCAAGGTAATCCAGGCAGCGCAGGCCTGGCGAAACTCCGGTGGGGTCATTCCGGAATGGGTTCCGCCTACGTCTGAATAAACTCGGCCAAACCGACCGAAACACGCACCGCCCTTGAGGCGGTTTTTTTATGCCTGAAAGGCACTCCAATGAAACTGGTTTCAGACTGGCGCGCAGTCCTGCAAAGGGCTTGGAGCGTGCGCCTTATGCTGCTTGCTGCACTGCTCTCTGGCGCGGAAGTAGCGCTGCCCTTCCTGGGTGACTTCATTGCGCCGGGCTTACTCGCTGCCCTGTCGGCGCTCACAGTGTCGGCTGCGTTCGTGGCCCGGCTTCTCGCACAAAGGAACATGAACGATGGGACGTAAAACCCGCCTTGTCGGCGGCATCGGCGCGGCTGCGATTGCGCTGGTCGGTGCCTGGGAAGGTCTGCGCCTGACGGCATACCGGGACGTTGTCGGCGTTCCAACCGTCTGTTACGGCGAAACGCTCGGGGTGAAGCTTGGGGACAAGCACACAAAGGCCGAGTGTGACGCAGTGCTGTTGGCCTCGTTGCAGCGGCATGAAGCCGGAATGAGAAAGTGCCTCAAGCGGCCGGATGCCATTCCCGCAAAGTCCTATGTCGCGTTCGTCAGTCTCACCTACAACATCGGGGTAGGGGGCTTTTGCCGGTCGACTGCGCGCAAACGTCTCGATGCCAGGGACGTGCGCGGCGCCTGTAACGCAGCCAAGTGGTTCAACAAGGCAGGCGGCCGGACGATCCGGGGACTTGTAAACCGCCGGGTGGCCGAGCATTCGCTATGCCTGGAAGGGTTGCGGTAATGCCGGTGATCGCCTGGATACTCCAAAGCCGCGCCGCGTGTGCTGCCCTCGCCATTGCCGCCGTTCTGGGCGGCTTTTTTGTTTGGCACAAGGTCGACAAGTCGAGCGCGGTTCGCCGGGCCCTCTTCGAGTATGTGGCCGATGCGGAATTAACCGCGGCACGGGTGCAACTTGAAGAACTGAAACGCCGGAAGGTTGTCACGGAACGGGCAAACCGGCGTTTCCTCTCCCTTATCGATCAGGCCAACGCGGAAGCGGAAGCCGCAGCACAGGAGTTGGAACACTATGTTTCGACCGTTGGGGATGGCTGCACTTTGCAGCCTGATCTTTTTGAGCGCTTGCGCAACCAATGACGAGCGGTTGCGAACTGCTGCCGCACTCTCAGCGCAGGTGGAAATCACCAAAGAGCTTCCGGGTTATCCGGACGACTGCAGGCGGAAAGAAGCGTCCGGCGTTCGGCTCGGGGAGCCGCTGGACGTTGCCTTGATCCGGACAGACCAGGCGCTTGGCCGTGCCAATGCCCGCGTGTTGCGGTGCAGCCGGTGGTTCGACGAAATCAAACAGGGCTACGCAGGGGGCGTGCAGTGAACGAAGATCAAATGCGGGAAATTGCCCGCGAAGGTGGCAAAGAAGGCGGCCGGGAGGCTGCCCAAGAAGTGCTCAAAGCGCTCGGTGTTGACATCGAGAACACCATCGAAGCGCAGAAGGACATGCACTTTCTGCGTGATCTGCGAAAAGGAACGTCCAGCGTTAAAGGCAAGGTGATCAATACCGTTGTGGGGGCGCTGGCGCTGGCTGGCCTCTACAAGCTTCTGTCGGGAATTAGATGGGGGGCTTGA